AGCATAAAGTTCGCGGTATCCCTTGATACCCCACCCCAACCAGTAATATGCTGGAACCATGTACTGACGGATAGTTTTTCCACGACCTTCAAACTCTGGAAGGTAACGTTGGAACACAGACTCATTAATCATATAACGAGTCTGACCTTCTAGTGTACTAGGATCACATGCAAACTTATCACAGAACTTACCCAAGTTATTATAACGTCCTAGTGATGTCCACTGGATGAGACCATAGCCACCGCGAGTACATTCACTATAAGACACTCTAGCACCACCTTCGCAAACGTTAGCAGTGAAGTTGGACTCTTGTTTGATATTCCCCATGATCGTTGCAAGGGCGTTTCTATCAGTAATCTTGGTATGCTCTTGGAGTTCTTTAAGGACATACTTCTCCTCAGGGGTACAAGAATGACAGTTCCATTTTGGTTCAAACACCACAACTGGAATTCTTACGGGTGGGGGTGCTGTTCCCACAACATGTTTCTGATTTGGCACAAGAAACTGAGCGGTTGCCACAGCACCGAGAAAACCTGCCATAACGGCGGTTGCCATAGGTAGAATCCTCATAACGACTCGATCATCTTACTCTATAGGTAAAGGGTTGTCAACCCCTGGATAAATATCTATACTACGAGCGCACTGCGTTTTCACCCATGAGATTCAAAGAACAGGACATCTACTACCTCATGAATGCCTGTAAGGTATATCAGGATCAAACTGGGTCGGAGTATATGTGGGAACAGTATGACGATTTGATTCAGAAGTTAAAAGCATACAAAGAAGAGTACATCAGTGTACAAGGAACCGCATCTTCAGCAGAAGTCTAATGAGTGTGCCGCGATGTGGCGCGAATGGTTTGAACTGTTTGAAAAGAAAGATCCTAGAGCAAAAGATTTAAGAAAAAAATGGTGCAACTGTGTTACAGAATTTAGTGATCTCGTAGGTCAGGAAGTCAAAACAAATCCTCGTTACAAAGACCTTCCTCGGTGAATAAAATACCTAGATATTGTAGTCGCACAAACTACATGAAGTTTTTCTTTGCTCTTTTAGCAACACTCTTTCTTGCTACACCTGCTTGGGCTGTAGATGTACAAATGGGCGCGAACGGTAATCTGGCATTTGAACCAGCAGAAGTCACCATCTCAGCTGGTGAGTCGGTTCACTTTGTCAACAACATGCTTCCTCCACATAATGTGATCGTGGAAGATCGTCCAGACTTAGGTCACGAATCCCTGGCAATGTTGCCAGGAGAAGAGTTTGATCTTGTCTTTAATGATCCTGGCGACTATACTTATTGGTGTGCTCCCCATAAGGGAGCAGGCATGATCGGAACGGTACACGTTGAATGAAACAGTTTAACACAGTTGTATTAGATATCACTGTGGCAATCTTAGACTTTCTCTACAAAGGGAGAGACTATCAAAGATTCTGGGTGCTTGAGGAAATTGCTCGGGCACCATACTTTGCGTTCCTCAGTGTACTACATTTTCGTGAAAGCATGGGACTTCGCGGTCCTGAGCATTTATTTTTAATGAAACAGCACTTTGAACAGTCAGTCAATGAAACAGAACATCTGGAATACATGGAAAGTAGGGGTGGTAATTCTTATTGGATTGACCGCTTTGTTGCCAAGCATCTCGTTCTTATCTACTATTGGAGCAATGTGGCTTATTACTGGGTGTCCCCTCGTAATGCTTACCATCTCTCCTATGAAGTAGAGATTCATGCAGCAGAAACTTACGCAAAGTATCTTGCTTTACATGGGCATGACGACAAGATCCTTGAGATTTTGAATGATGAACTACATCACTCAAAAGAATTACATGATGCTATGGAGATGATCCATGTTTAAAAATTGGGGTAAAGATGCTGAACCCCCAGAGTTCACAACAAAAGAAGAAGTACAGGAGATGATTGATGCTGCAATACGAAAACATAATCGTAATGCTTCAATTATCTCAATGTGTGTTGGGTGGGTTGTTCTTGCACTTTTTGCTGAGGGTCTGCTTAGACTCATCGGAGTAATTGATCCTATCTTCCCATGGCTCAAAATCACACTTTAGAATGGATAGGCATAGTCCTCGCGTTGGTTTTTGGGGTAACTATGTTCTGCCAAGGTCATTTTATTTTCCATCAGAAACATGGCTACTCCAGAAAAGAAACCGAAGACCCCGAAGCAAGGGACAGAACAAGAAGACAAATTGAAAAGATCCTCAGAGATCTCAAAAATGATTCATCCACATGATGATCCACCTGATCCTACAGCACACATGGGCAACTATAATTTCCCACAGATGCTATTCGCATTCTGTTTGGGATTTGTAACTATGTTTGTGCTTGCTGTAGATGAGATAGATAGTTTTAAGGGATGTCCGCTCCCAGAATATTTCCAAAACGAGGTCAAAGGTTAATGGACAATAGGTTCCAAAGTTTTACAGAAGAAGAAAAAAGAATGTTCGCTGAAGCACTTTGGAGACGCCAAAGATGTTTCATCGCAGGCGACAAAATGTTTAAAAGTTACGAAGCACTTTTAAACGAGGTCCTTGAAGGACTTGATTATCTCCCAGGTAAAGTATTATGAAAGTAGGAATGATTGGTTTAGGCAGAATGGGCGAGGGTATGTCCCGTCGTCTCATTGCTGCAGGTCACGAAGTACATGGATTTAGAAACAACTATGCAAAAGCTCAAGAACAATTTGAAAAGGGTTATATCAGTGGATGTACCACTTCTCTGGAAAGCCTTGTTCAAGTAGTACATCATAATAAAACCACTGGGGAAACTCCTGGTGTCTTCATGATGGTTGTGCCAGCAGAAACAGTAGAGGACACACTCAATGAGTTATTACAGTTTTGTGTGGAAGGAGATATTATTATTGATCATGGCAATAGCAATTTTAAAGACTCTCGCAGACGGGCAGAAAGGTTATCTAAACTTGGCATCGCGTATCTTGACTGCGGTACTAGTGGTGGTGTTTACGGTCTGGAGCGTGGATACTGCCTTATGGTTGGTGGTACAGATACTGCAGTATCCACCTGCCGTACACTCTTTGATGCACTCAGCCCAGGTATCAAGGGAGCTGATAGGACCCGTGACGGAAGTTATGTTTGGTATCCTGAGGAGTGGGGATGGATGCATTGCGGCGCTGCAGGCGCTGGTCATTTCGTAAAGATGGTCCACAACGGCATTGAGTATGGAATCATGCAAGCATATGCCGAAGGATTTAACATTCTACACGAAGCAAATGCAGGAGCACAGTACGTCAAAGAAGGAGACGCTGAGGTCGCTCCAATGGATTGTCCACAAGATTATCAATACGACATTAACGTTGCTAAAGTTGCTGAGTTATGGCGTCGTGGTAGCGTGGTTGGCAGTTGGTTGCTTGACCTTACCGCTGATGTACTACGCAGCGATAGAGAGCTTAGCAACTTTGATGGGGGAGTATCAGACTCTGGTGAGGGTCGTTGGACTGTTCACGCTGCTGTGGATCTTGGCGTACCCGCTCCTGTTATCAGCAGTGCGTTGTGGTCACGCTTTGAGTCGCGCCGTCTGGGTGCTTTCACAGCCAAGGTTTTGAATGGAATGCGTGCTATGTTTGGTGGTCATGACGTTCGCTGATGTCATTCTTTGGGCAGCAATACCCTTTGTACTATCCACAATATATTTCGGGCTACGAAAAGGTGAAAATGATTACTACGACTCAGACGACTACGATGGAAACGGAACAGCTCACTAAAGGGATTGTTATCTTCGGTGCCACAGGAGACCTGTGTAAGAAGAAACTAATCCCTGCTCTCTATAAACTCTGGGAGAAAAAACTTCTCCCAGAAAACTTTTTAATTACGGGTGCTGCCAGAAGAGATATTGGAGCACCTGCATGGAAAGAATCTCTTGGTGATTATCCTGATGAGTTTTTAAATCATCTAGATTACATCTCTGCAGATCTCGACAATGTTGATACTCTCACTCGCCTTCCTAATTACCTACACGATAATACTTATTTTCTTTCGGTTCCTCCCGAAAGATATTCTAACGCTATTATCAATCTCAAAGAGGCGGGTAAACTCGATGACCCCGAAGCATCCCGTCTGGTTATTGAGAAACCCTTTGGGTACGATTATAAATCTGCTGATAATCTACAGTCTGTGGTTAGCAGACATCTACGCGAAAAACAAGTCTATCGCATTGACCATTATCTTGGCAAAGATACTGTTAATAACATACTTGCTACTCGGTTTAGTAATATTCTGCTGGAACCACTTTGGAATCGTCAGTACATAGAAGAAATTCAAATCTTTGCAACTGAAACTATTGGGTGCGAAGGTCGCTCTCAATACTACGAAACTGCTGGAGCAGTTAGAGATATGCTTCAAAACCATATCTTACAAGTCCTTGCTCTAGTAGCAATGGAAGCACCATGTCGTATGAATGCTAGGGAATTAAGACGTGAGAAGACAAAAGTTCTTGCCGCTACTAGAATGTCTAAGAACATTATTCTTGGACAGTACAATGGTTACCGTGATGAAGAGGGTGTTGATCCTCGGAGTGCTACTCCTACCTATTTCGCTGGTACTCTATTCGTCGATAACTGGCGTTGGGAAGGAGTTCCTTTTAATGTCATGACAGGCAAGAAGATGCCTTATGGTTGTGTGGAGGTTGTTATTAAACTGAAATCACCACCACAACAACTATTTGTGGGGCATGAATATAATGATCGTATTGTCATGCGCTTGCAACCATCTCCACACTTTGATATTCGCATTGATATGAAAGCACCTGGACATGGTGATCAAGTTGAAACTGCAACTCTTACTCATAAGTATCCTGAGGAAAGAGCAATTGATGGGTATGAAAAACTTTTGTTTGAAGCTATAAATGGTGATCAATCACACTTTATACATTCGGAAGAAGTATTAGAATCTTGGAGGATTGTAAATGATCTTCTATGTACTGGTGAGAAATGTCCAGTTCGCACTGTTCCTTTCCTATACATGCCTGGTAACTGGGGACCATCACACAAAACTGACTTCATAACTAACTGGGACTACCCAGCATAAACTAAATAAAACACAGGTATTTTAACTTATGAAAATCTTTTTAGACACCGCTGACCTTGACGAAATTAAAAAAGCAGCACGCACTGGATTAATTGATGGTGTAACAACCAATCCTACACTGATTAAGCGTAGTGGAAGAACTCTTCCTGATGTTGCTAAAGAACTGATTTCTTGCTATCCACAGTTTGAAAGTGTGTCATGTGAAGTAGTTGCTGAAACTGCTGAAGAAATGATTGAGCAAGCCCAGCAATTTATTGCATTGGGCAGACCATCAGTCACAATCAAAGTACCCTGTACTGTAGAAGGATTAGTTGCATGTAAGGCGCTCTCATCTTTGGGTGTGAAGACTAATGTTACTTTAATCTTCTCAGTATCGCAAGCAATTCTTGCTGCTAAAGCAGGTGCTACTTATGTAAGTCCTTTTGTAGGACGTTGCAATGATAACTCCTTCAGTGGAGTAGAACTTGTTCGTGCAATTGGTGGAGCATATGCTGCTCATGGGGTCAAGACTCAAATCTTGGGAGCAAGTCTTCGTGATGTTCATCATGTATCTAGATGCTACATGTATGGTGCTGATGTAATCACCATGCCACCTAAAGTATTCTGGGCAATGTATGATCATGTGCTTACTAGAGAAGGTCTGGATCTGTTCCAGAAGGACTGGGAATCAACGTGACTCACGTCCAAATCTTTGTAAGATCTGTTATGCAAACCCCATGGTGTCTAGGTGTCATGGGGTTTTTCTTAGTTTTTGTGCCCATTATTGGTATGCACTTAGTTCACAAATATGGTTGGGAACACTGGGAACCATTTACAAAACCACACAAATGAACCCCGACGAAAAAAGAGAGTTTTATAAATCTTTAAGAGAGAGAATCAAACAATTAAGAATGGAACATCTCTTTGAAGAACCATGTCCATTGTATGAACCTGAGTGGGATGACGATGAAGAATACGAAGGAGAACTATGAAATATCAAATTACTTTAATCGCATGTTTCTTACCACTGGCAATCATCTACATAGTAATGAAACTTGCCGTATGGATAGAAGTAGTTAATTCCGAGCAGGATTATGTCAAACGAGAACCTTTACGAAAACGAGGACCCTTCGTGGAAAATCCATATGAAGATGTTGACTCAGAGGAAGAAGAGTATGGAGATCGCACAGACTATAGATGATGCCCTCTATCAATACTATGTTGTAGAACGTGGTGAAGAGGTTCCTAACTGGAGATATATAAAGGACGCCGACTGGTGGATTGAATATCTAAAACAGTTGGGAATTGATCCGAGGAATCCATGAATTTATTTTTGCGCCCACTAGAAGATGTAAATGATGTGACCTGGAGTATTATCTGGTGTCTCATCATTCTTCTAGCGGGCGTTTCTTATTACATATATACAATAATTGCATTGGCATATGAAGAACTTAAGGAGAGTGAGAAAAGTAAGGAGAGTAGTTCCTTACCTGATCGTAGCACAGACAGTAATGCTGTTCACGATCACGCTAGCGACTATCAAATCAGTGACGACGGAGAATTCTTTTGAATGTCGTTTAGTCACTTCAAGAACAGTAATTTGTAGACAGAGGTAACATGGGAGCAATGACACCACCTAGCAGGAAATCCTGCTATAACTTCAGAGTGATTAAAATTAATCGTGTGGTTGATGGTGATACCATTGATGTCACAATTGATTTAGGTTTTGATCTTTATAAAAAAGAACGTGTAAGAGTTGCTGGAGTTGATACTCCAGAGAAACGCACTAGAGATTTAGAGGAGAAAGCACTTGGAATTGACGCAACAAATTGGATTAAAAAGCATCTTGACTCAGCAATTGCTGGAGAAGAAGATCTTGTTATCAGAACTGAGCTTGTTGGTGGAGTGGGCAAATACGGCAGACTACTTGGATGGCTTTACATCGGAGATGCTGAACTGTCAGTCAACGAAAAAATGATCAGTGAAGGATATGCCTGGGCATATGATGGTGGCACTAAGCAGAAAAACTTTGAAGAACTAAGAGAAATTAGGAGAGCACACGGTACGCTTATTTAATATAAAATGTTCATGGAGAACTATGTCCTTTTGTATAAATACAGCTGAACATAAACCATGTCCAAAATGAAAAGAGCAGTTATTGCTTTTGGAATGTTACTGATGACCGCAAGTGCAGCAAATGCTGGCGGACTTGTTACTAAGCACGCATCCAGTGTTCAGCTAACTGTTGATGCTGCAAGATCTACTGCATCTAGAATTGGTTCCTCGTTCAGTATTTCAGGATCAAATATTGATACTACCGATGGAAGTACTGCAAACACAGTCTCTGCTGGTACTATCACCTCTGGTGTATACAGTCCTGGTACTATTGCAGCAACCCAAGACACTGCGGGTAATGCATTTAGTTTCAGTCAGTCTTACACACAGGCTGACGCAGTTCCAACAGCAGCACCAACTGTAGGAGCAGTTCCAAACTTCTCTTCAGTTACTTCTTACACAGCGGGAACTGCTGGTTCACTAGCAGGTACTATCGGCACTACGGGTGCTATTACTGTGACGGCTGGTGGAGCTGGTACTACTGCTACTGGACAATTCGTGAGTGAAATCACTGTAATTGACTGACGGAGGTCGTCATGAAAAATACGATTATCTGGTCTGTCCTAAGTGTGGCGGTTGCAAGTGTCATACCTGCAACTGCCCTGGCGGTCCCCGTGGTTCCGAACTTCACACAGGGATCAATGACGAGCCACACAGAGACAACACAGAAGATCACAGAAACAATAAACAGCATGGACTATTCCACTGGTTATCAATACTCCGCCACAGGGTCAGGAGTAACAGCTAGTGGTAATCTATCACCTTCAACATCTGAAGTTAACGTAACTATTAATGGAGTGACATCAAAATGGACGGGCGTGAATTCAAAACCGACCTTCACACAGACAACACCAGGAGCAGCGTTTCAGTTCACAGAAACTCTTTCTTCTCCAGGTTTACAAAATCATACGATCATTCAAAGAACAACAGAAGTTACAAGTATAACCGATACTACAAGTATCTTCCAGCAGTAATTTTAAGTGCGCTACTCCCATCTCAATCTCTGGCAGAAACTGTTGGTGGGGTCAGTGCTACCGCTTCTCCTATTGCTAATAGTAGTGGCTCTGTCACAAATCAGGCCATCCAGGTTTTACAAGGACCCTATATTACAAACACTTATGGAAATGGTATTCAATGCCAGGGTCCTACAATGAATTTTACGCCATATGTGACTGGCACAGCATCAGTAACTAGACCGTGGGAATCACATTATAACTCTCCTGTCTACGATATGAGAGATCTTACAGGTGCATTAGATGATGAAGGTAATGTTATTCCTGATGGTGCTCCAGATAATCCTGGCTCCATTTTATATCAAGTTCCTACAAGAACTGGACAAAAAGATAATTACAGTGTTGGTGTAGGTTTTTCCGCCACATGGTCAACACCATTAGACAAGAAACTACAAGAACAATGTAAGGATGCAGCACAAGCAAACATTGATTTTATGAGGCAACAGACTGCCAATAAGAGATTAGATTTTGAGATCGCGAGACTTAAAAATTGTGGAGATTTGATGTTAAAAGGAATTCGTTTTCATCCTAAGTCACCATACTATTCTGTGTGTGCTGACGTGGTAGTGAACAATCCTCCAGGACATTCACATCCTCATGTTCATGCTATTCCCGACCTTTCAAAGTCCGAATTGCCTTATTCCGAATCCGCTGCTGACCTTGGCGCTCCTTTAAGGACTCAACCTTTACGGTCTTCCCCCTAATAGCAGCAATCTTTTTAATAACTTTCTTGACCGTTGGTTTGACTACTTTCAATAGTAGATCTGCCAGCGGTTTTGCTAACAGTGCTGATGTTGTAGCGACCACAGCAATACTAGCAGTAGCAGTTACAGCACCTGCATTAGGAATGTTCCCAACAATCTGATCAACAATATCCAGTTTTTCAGTGACCATCAAACATTCTTTACCTACAACCTCATAACCAGTAATCTTTTTATTACCCTCTAGGATTTTTCCTACAGGGTTTTTTAATTGCTGTTCTCTTGTGGGACACTCTGGTCTGGGTGTTACTGGAGTTTTTGTTTCAGGAGTTTCTGTTTTTGGTTGCTCTGGAGATCTTACTGGAGGAACTGGTTGTTCATAATCAAAATCTAATTTATCTTTATTATAATCTATAGGATTGAATGATGGCACGCCAGCATCACAAAAAGTTTTTACACCTTTTGGATCATCCTCAGAAAGAATACCACTTCTCTCCTTGCTAGTATTTTGTTCATGTGCCTCAACACAACCAGGAATATTAACAATTGGCACACCAATATCCACCGTTACTGGTGGAGCATTAGGAACCGATGGTGGTGTATAACGATATGTAGTAATGGCGTCAATCTTAATATCTTTAATTTCAATATTGACGCCTTTAATTTCAGGAATCATATTAGCAATCGTTGA